TTCACTAATTCTCTATATTGTGGTTTAGTAGCATATTTGTCTAGTGTATCAACTAAAGTATAAACATCAGCATTTTGTTTTCGTAGTTCTCTAAATTTTTCATAGGCAAATACTTCGTTTAATATTCTTACATAGTCTTTTACACTATCACATTTACTATCATAAACTTTTACACCCCAACCAATCCATTTCTCTTGATTCCATGTAATTGGTAATAACCATTCACTATCTTTGTTAAATGTTCGAATACCAAATAGATTATTACCTTCGTTGGCAAATCTACTTGAACCCCAACCTGTTTCTAATGCTGCTTGAGCAATAAGTATTTCTTTTGGAACATGTTTTGATTTTGGTAATTCTGCATAAACATAATCAACACATTGATTTAAAGTTATAACAAAGGTTTCTTTATTTGTTGTGTTTATTCTTGGTTCTGATAAAACCATAGATACTTTTTCTGGTTGTATCTGAATGGTTATATCTAAAGGTTGGTTTTCAACCTCTACTTGTTTTTGTTGTATGTCTGTAAATACGATTAGGTATACACCTATGATAATCATAATATTACAGAATAGATTTATTGCTTTCATTTTATTGACCTCAATAATATTTATTTTAACAATTAAACTCGTAATCTATGTCTGAGAGGTAATCCTCTAAGTCATTAAAATCTTGAAAACCAATTAAGTCAAATGCGATATCAGAACCCATTGCAATCTTCATTGCCTCAGGAACTCTCATACCTTGATGTTTAATTTTCAATACTAGATCGTCCAGAAAATCTTCTGCCTGATTCCATAACATATTTTTAACTGCACCCATAATTAAGATATCCTTTCATATTTAACTTCTTCAAGACCACATGGTCCACCAACAAGTAGTTCTTCACCAACTTGTAACATTTCAAAATCTCTGAACCAATCATCGCCCATGTAGGCATCTAGGTTCCAATCTTGAATTTCTTTTAATGAATGAAATGCTGACTCTCCGTCATTGTCTCCATAACCAGACAACCAAGTCACTTTAAATATAGAATTAACTTTGTTCATAATGTTTCCTTTCGATTTCATAAGTATATAATACACGGTTTTATTGAAATTGTCAAGGGCATAACTAAAAAAAGTTAAGAAAAAAACCCTTGAAAATCAAGGGTTTATTGAAAAAATAGGGGTGCGACATTCTGTCGCAGGTTTAAATTATGGATTATTTCGCATAAAATCGTCATTCCAGTTAAATGCTTCTTTAACTAGATTTGCGGTTAATCCTTTATAGTGTTTATTCAGTTCACCATCTTTTGCCCATATTAATAGTTTTGCTTCTTCTTCACAAAGACCCTCGAGCATTTGTATGAACATAGTGTCTCTTTTCATTTGTGATAACTGCGGGTTGCCCCCTTTTAAAAAGTGAAACATTCTCTTGACTTCTTGTTTTAACCAAGTGTGTTCTGTGCCTACTGGTGCTTCATTTGGTTTGTATGGTGGCACCCCTTCAGGCATCATCCATTCTAGTTTAGGATCAAATGCACCTTTTAAAAACATTCTTAATTCATTAGTGTCGTATTTTCTTAACACTTCTAATTTACCTGCTTTATCTTTTTTATTATTTACTTTGGTAAATATTTCGTGATACGACAAATTGTATGTTGCGTCATTAACTGCCATTTTAAAATTCCTCTATCTTTCCAATTAGTTCTCTCAGATCATTTTTAATCATATAAGGCAAAATCTTACTGCGATCTGATACAGTAGCCTTTTCATACTGTTTATATATATCTGTTTCAATATCGTCAGGTATATAATCGAAATCTATTAGTCTTTGATTTCGTTGAAAATTTCTATAATGATATTCATTACAAAAATCTTGTGGATCATTACCACGCATTAAACTATCAATCCAACCTGCTAGTTTTTTCCTTGATACAGGTTTTTGTTTGATTCTATTTACAAATGTATCGTCTGGTGATAAAAAGTTTGGTATGCCATCAGAGGTGTCGCCTTTAAGAATATGTTCATACACATACTCTTGAGGACTATCAGTTTTTACAAATTCTTTTTTTGTGGGAGAATATTGATCTATGTTTGGATACTTTTGTAATTGTTGAAAATCTTTATCACCAGATACAATCAATACTTTATTATCATGATGTTTTTTACATATGACAGCAATGATATCATCTGCTTCGACTTTATCTAACTGCACGACTTTATACGGAAAGTTATCTCGTATTTCTTCTTTGATTGTGTGAATTAAACCAAAGACACTTTCCCAATCTGTGGAACTCGATTCTCTACCTTCTCTGCGTTTTGCTTTGTATTGTTCAAATATATCTCTACGCCAAGGGTCTGGACCATCAACACAGATTACCACTTCATTACTGTATTCATTTTTAAATCTATGAACATAACCTCGTATGGAGTTCAGTATCATATGTCTGACCATAGGTATGGACAAAACATTCTTACCCTTACTCATAGCAAGTTGAACGGCAATGTTGGAAATAGCTACTTGGGAATAATCAATCAGTATCATCTAAATTTATATCACTTTCAAACTGAACAGTTGGTGGTTTCTGTTTAATTGGCACTATTTTTGTGCCAGAATAATTAACCACAGAATACTTTCTGCCCTTTACATTTTCTATGTACATCATTTTATCTGTTATTTGATGAAAAGGGTGCGGTAATTCAAAATCACGATAGATCATAGCACGAAATGCTTCTAAGAATATACCTACATCTAAAAAAGTTTTACTACCTTCTGGTGTGCCTATCTTCAAGCCTTCTTGTTGTAAATGTTGTATCATTTGAATGACACAATCATCTGCTAATGAATCAGCAAATTTCTTGGCTTGATGATCTGCAATAGTTTCTGTTGATTTTGCTTCACCTGCAGGAACCACACTACCATCAGGAAACGATAAAACTCTACCCATTTGTTGTTTCACCTTTAAAATTCAATTTACCCTCGTTGATAAAATGTTCTCTTAGATCCGTATAACCACCAATGAGTTTTTCTCCACTCATTATTTGTGGCATTGAACGGACTTGTTTTCCTATCATTTCAAACATTTGCTCAACAGTAACTTCGTATTCGCTATTACTACCTTGCATGTCTGTTGATAGTTTGTATTCCTCATACGGAATATTCAATCTGTCCAACAATGCCTTTGCTTTTACACAGTATCCACAGTTAGGCTTTGTAAAGACTTTGTACATATTATATTTTCTCCTCCAAACTTTCGAAGGCCTCCTCACTATTGTTGGCAATACTATTTAGTTCCATTGCTACTTCTTTGTCAACAAGTTCTTTTAGTTTATTATATTCTTCTAAAGGATACTGTAAACCAATATAAACTCTGTACTCATCTTTAGGAGTTAAAGATATTTCAATCTTCCATCTTTCATAACCAATAACTTTAGTATTCTTAATGACATTGATAATAGTTGATTGAGCCTCAGACTGGACTTGTCTGTTGCCTTCACCTTGACCTAATTCTTGAATAAAGGTTTTAGTTTCTTTATTCATCTCACCTCTGATTACATCAGCGATATCTGCTTTTGCAATAAGAGTTGCTTTCTCTGTTGCAAGTTGTAGATCAGGACTTGTTGCAACACCCACGCCATAGATAAAGAATTTTTCTTTACTACCAAGAAAACCTTTGTCATCTGACTTTTCAATAAACCATTTAGGCACTTCTTCAATCTTGCCTGTCTTGGTTTCTGCTTCGTGTTTTACTTCTACTGTTTGAGAACATGATATAGCAAACAACGATAGCACTAACATTAATAATATATTTTTCATTTAATTATTCACCTCCTTAAATTGATTTAATATATTTACTGCACCATCCCATATGGTAAACACTACTTCAGGTCCATAGACACTTACAATAATATAACCAATCACAAGACCCATAATAAATTTAAACATCTAGTACCTCCATGTACCATCTTCGTTTAGACATACTTTAATTGGTAATCCAAACGGATTTTCATTTTTGATATATCTACAATATTCTTGATTTGATACACCACCATAATAAAATTCAGCAAAGAGTTCCCAATAAGTTGGACCTACATTGCCGTCTCTACACACCATCTTTGTATCTAATAAGATTTTTTGATCTGGTGAGTAAATCTTTTGTATAACACAATGACTTTCCGTATGACCATATGCTGGGGTCATTATGATGTTTATTAAAATAATAATTACAACAGAAACAAAAATTAAAAACATTGCTCTAAATGGTTGCATTACATTACTCTTTCAATTACTTGCCAACGACCATCTGGTAATTGACATGCTTTTCCAAACTCTGTTGATCTATCTAAAGTTGATATAGAATACATAGGGAATTGATCTTGAATACTCACAGTAGATGTATAATCTACACACTTAAAATTATTTTCAATATACGATCTCGTCACTTTAATATCACCATGATTTCCTGTCTTAGGATTATGCCACATCAAATAACTTGATTTACCTGCTGGCATATTATTTAGATGATCTACAAACATTGCACTATGTACCGTTCTATCGTGCATACCTAAATTTGAACATGCAACGATAAAAGGTAATAGTAATAAACTAGATAAGAGCTTCAAGTTCTTCATGTGTTAATGGTTTATCGTCCATAGTAGTCACTACTTCCGTGCCACCATCAGACAATATATTCTCGTCTTTCTGTTTTCCACTCGAACTAAAAACAGGCCAAGACTTTGTACCTTCCCAATATTGTGCTAAGTTTTCCCACTTAACACCATATGGTAAGTTTAGTTGGTCCATCTCTCTCAGAAACTTTGCTTTCTCAACGCCAGTTTCATAACTGTTAAACTCTTTCATGATATCTTCCATAGATAGAGTGTTTTCCATAATTGTTTGTTTTCTTGATTTTGCCATAATGTTACCTTCCTATATCTTTTATTTCTTTTTTTGGTATTACTTGATACGCCCCTTTGTTGTAAGCAGGTGCAACAGTAAAGTTTTTACTTTCTTCTAATCGCCAGTTGTAATGAGGTTTAGTACCACCTGACTTCTGGCGAGGACGATGGGATTCGAACCCACGACCTCCTGCGTGACAGGCAGGCGTTCTGACCGGCTGAACTACGCCCTCATTTCTAGTATCATACCAATTAGGTATAACTCTAAAATTCTTTCTATCAATCTTTCTATCAGGATCAATACCTAATGATTTGAGATATTGTCTGTGATCTGATCTTGCCTTAATCAAACTATCAGTAAGAGGCAATTTCTTTCTTTTTCTTTTCTTAAAACTCGTGTAAATAATGGCCATACTCGTTAATACTATCAGGAAATGACTGCGTTGTCAAGGGTTAATTTTTGTTGATTTTCTTGATCTTTTTCAAATTCATCAACCATATTCTCATATTTTTCAACAGTTTGATCAATAACTTTATTAGTCTGACTAGGGTCTGCAAACCTTGTATTGTTTGTTTCTCTAATCTTTTTCAATTCTTCAATGAATGTTAAATAATCTATCATTAAAGAACTCCATATTGTTTTAATACTAATAATAACAATAATACTATAATCGTAGTTTGTTGATTTAATTTATATTTCATGATGCCTCCTTAAAATCTTTTAATAACATAAATGGTAATTTCTGACCATAGTCGTGATAATAACTAGAATCAGCATATGGTGTCTCGTGAAGATCAAACTCATCACTATAAGTCCAATAATATTCTTCATCATCTACGATAAAAACTTCTGAAGAAATAAACTGTTCAGGATCAGTTTTGAAATCCCTTTTACTCTCATAGTCTGCATAAACTAAATCTGCATTTTCTTTGAGAGAAGGTATCGCATCTTTCATTTTGAACAATTCAGAATACGGAACATTTCTGTATATTGTCCATGAGTTAGCGAATGAACCAGGATCCTCATGATCCCAATAGTGTCTAGAATAAACTACATGAAACGCCATTATAATATATTCCCCACACATTGATTTAATAAAATCAAAGTTAATAATATAGTTATTATAATTTTAAATAACATTACTTACCCCCTAATAAATGAAGAACATACCACCAAGTATATTCTTTTGAGTTCTCAACACCAAATATCCATAGAATGTCGATAAACCCTAAACCTATAATCATCATAAAACTTAATACTAAGTATTCTGATTTTGTCATAATAGACCTTTCGTTTAAAATATTCATAATATGACTATACATTAACTGGTTTTGAGCAATAAGTCAAGGGAAAATATTAAAAAAATTGAGAAAAAAACCCTTATTTTTCAAGGGTTTAAGAGGGTGCGACATTCTTGACCACCCCTTTTGTTCTTATTTTGTTCTGTTTTTGATGAGAATTAGGGCAAAATTAATCGCACATATGATAATATAAACATCTAAAAAATGTGTCTTTTTTAAATCAAAGAATGTGGCATATGTTCCTACACCAAATATCATCAATAGATAACTACTGAGAAGAACATATATTATAATCATCTAAAGTTTAACAACTTTTTACCTTCTTCTAACCAAATGTTTTCGTTTATCTTATTTGTTGAGGTTGGTATTTGCATTTGTTCACATAAACTGTCTTTTGCACCAGTAGGAACTATAATACAATCTATATGAGTATAACCATGTTCTAATGCATATCTATATCTATTGTTACCATACCATATTACATACTTTGCATGTTCTGATATTTTATGTTTTAAATGATTCCACATAGAATTAGTTTTTTCTTTAATCAGTAAAGGATGTAACATACCCTCATCAGATATTCTTTTTTCTAGCATTAAAGACATCGCCTTTTTATCTTCTGGTGGAGTGTTATCATCAATAGCACATAAATGAGATAAATTAAATGCCGTTGGTTGCATTGGCTCTTTTGTATGTGGATGTTGATAATATTGAGTTTCTGATTTTAAAGGTTTCATCTAATCGAAAGATTAATTACAATAGTTACTCGTAGTTCATCACTTTCAAACGGTGGCACTTCGTGAACTACACAAGATGGTAAGATTAATAAATCACCTTCTTGTGTAGGTACTTGAAAGTATGGTAATTGATAACTATGTTTTTCATTTCGTACATCTAACTTGTTGTAATAGTCTGGTCGTATATACTTAATACTATTTGCCCATTGATGTGAATTATAGAATGTGGTTGTGCTGTGTTTCTTAGGATTAAACTTCGCATAATGAATACAAGTATAATCGCTATCACCTATGTGATCATGAGCTCTCATGTATTGTTGTGACTTCATAGCTGTGTAATTAGCAATTGTCCATTTGTATTGACAATTCAAATCTAACTCTTTCATGAAAGTATCAAAGACTTTTTTGTAAACAGACATCAAAGGTTTGTAATCTACCTCTTTGAATTTAGGATTGCCTCTGTCGTTGTTTGAATGATGTGTCTTACTGTGTAGATAAGATTTACTATCCCAACTATTTCTACTAGAATCTATTTCATAATTTTTTTCTATTTGTGATAATACGCTTTCTGGTGTGTTTATATTATATTTGTAATATGGTACACCAAAGAGGTATTTCATTATCTGTTTGTTCTAGTATTGCCGTAATATTTTATTACACAATGTTTTGTTGCGTCTGAATGTTTCAATGATCTGTATGGATCAACAATACAACTACCTGGATTAAATACTTCTGGTATCAGAAATCTATCATGTATCAGATAAGTAAAGGAACCATCATCTGGTGCTTCATCATAATAGACTTTCATACTACTGTCGAGTTTTTCAATATACCAACCAACTAACATAGAAGGACTGCCTATTGTTTGATCAATACCAGGTTTAAATGCTTTTCCAAGAATTACGACAGGCATCTGAAACTGCATAACATATCGTGCCATGTTCTCTGCTTGTTGTTCTCGAACTTTCATAATACTATCAAATAAATCATAACCTAGATTTAGATTTTTTGCCATATGCCTTAATGCGATATTGTCTCGTGGATGACATGCACCACCATCACCAAAACCTGCCATCATATAACTAGGTCCCATAATTCTTTGTGTAGAATGTTTTAGAGCATCAGTAACCATATCAACATTGATATTGCCTACTTTCATGGCGACATCTTGTATCATATTGACTAAACACAACTTCGTGGTAATAAAAGTATTATAGAAAACTTTCAATGCTTCTATTTCTTCCCAAGTGCCTATCTCGTATCTTACTGTCGGCTTTTCTAATATAGGATCATAAACATTTCGAAGTATTGCTGAATCGCCATCTTCTTTACCTGATTCTGTTCCAATCATAATCATTTCAGGATATCTCATATCCCATTTAACTGTGCCTTGTGCAATCAAATATGGATTGTAAATAAATCTACCATTCTTAACCAATGGCAATATCTCTCGTCTTACAGTTCCTGGTAATACAGTAGAGATAACAGATATCAATGTACCTTTATCAACTAAAGCATCTACATCTTTAACTGCTTGTATTAGATATGAATAATCAAAATCTTTTGGTTCTAAATGTGAAGTAGGTGTTTCGCCACCATACTTTGGATCGTGTGGAGTTTGTACTGCAACCAATACAACATCTTTACCCTTACATGTTTCTTCTAGTGTTCCAGATATTTCAGGAACTGTTATGTTGGGATCATAACCTGTTACATCATGTTTTTCATTTAAAACTTCAGCAGCATCTCTGCCTAATTTTCCTAATCCTATAAATCCAATTTTCATCTAAATTTCTCCATACTGCATACAGGTATTGGAACCATCTTATGCTTATTCTGTTTTCTTATTTTTCTATATATGTCTAATTTTTCTAACTCTTGTGGAACTGTAACAATCGCACCTAGTTCATGTTGAACCATTGCCTTTTCTAGATCATCATAAGTCATACCTATTTGATCTTCGTCTGTTCTACCATCATCCCATAAACCATCAGTAGGTGGAGCATCTTGTATATCTTGTAATATATTTAAATAGTGTGCCATTTTAAATACTGTACTTTTCATACAATCTGCAATAGGTGATATATCAACACCACCATCACCATACTTTGTATAGAAACCTACACCAAAGTCTTCTACTTTGTTTCCTGTGCCTACAACTAAACCATTGGTTGATGTTGCCACTTGATACAACATCATCATTCGTAATCTACTTCTACTGTTGGCAAAGGCATGTTCGCTGTCTGCACCTAGATACTTTGATGCGTTTTCAAACTCATGAAATATCTTTTCTAAATTGACAACTCTTTTACTTACATTAGAAAACTTTTCTTCTAACCACCATGCGTGTTCTAGTGCTAACATGTCTTTATTTTTAATTGATATTACAATTGGTATAGTTTTTAATCCTGTCATTGCTGATAATGTAGAAACAACACTACTATCAATACCACCAGATACACCTACAACTAAACTTGTTTTTTTATTTTGTTCAGCGTAATCTTTTATCCAATTAACAACATGATCAACTTTTTCTTTCATTCTAACTCCTACTTGCAATTATTAATCCGTTTCCTTTATCATCAACCTTTTGCCAATTCTTTTTAAACGGTCCTAAGTCATGTGTTGCTGTTTGTATTTTCCAACCAGCATCTTCAAATTTTAATATCCACCATTCTAGTGATTCTCTTATAAAATGTGATTTATCATGTTCATAACTTTCAATAATATATTTCTCACCATCACCTAATGGAATCATTGCCATAATTTTTTGACCACCTTTATTTAGAACGGACAACTGTTCGTCTATATCTTCGTATGGTATATGTTCTAATATATCTTTACATAAGATCCAATCATAAGAATCCGGTCCTGCACAAACCAAATGATCTTTAGGTTGTATAACACCTAACCATCTTCTTATATCTTCATCTGCTTTACTTACAGCATATTCAGATACATCTACACCAAACGCTTTATATCCTAGTAGTCTTAAACCTTTTACTGTGAAACCTTTGGCACAACCAAAGTCTAATAGTTTTTGTTCTGGTGTTAATTCTGTATATCGAGCAATGTGATGACACATAGGTATCGTAAGTTCTGGCATCCAGCGATAATGTGAGTACAAAGACTTACCTGTCTCTGCACCTCTCTCGTAATAATTCTCATCAAAATAATTTGGTGCGTTAAATGAAGTTTTCATGTTCTAGTGGTTCCTTAAATTCATCAAATCTGTTTACTTTGCCTGCTAAAAAATCATCTAGCATATCGACATTGTTTGTGAAGACACAACCTGTACATCTTTTTGTTGCGTCAAATCGTTGTTCTATTTTTTTATCCAGATAGTCTAATATATCACTTGCATGGCATAACTGATATTCTTCAGCAAAGTGTTCGAAGTTATCATTTAACACCACACTATCGCATGGATAAACTGTTCCAGGTTTACCTGTCTCTTTATGTATCTCCTCAGATAGATATGGTCTAAAATAACTTTGATGGCATGTCGGTGTTTTAGGTGCGCCATGTACTTTGTATTGATGAAAGAATCTTTTGTCTGTCACTTGTGATAAAACATTATCTAAACTCTTGTGTTGTCGTATCAAGTTCTCTTGTTGCAATAAACAGTTAGGTAATAAACGAATATACTTACTACCACAAGCGTCTGCTACTTTAGATACTTTATTTAACAACCCAACTCTGTCTGCCATGACTTCATCTGATAGTTCATGTTCAACTGTATAGACCATAGAGTTACCAATGATTGTTTTATTTAAATCAAACTTCTCTAATGGCAAACCTATTCTGTTTTCCCAATCAAAGAATACATTGATTGATATACGAACCCATGTAAACATTTTACATACATCTTCATCAATGCGTTTCCAATATGCTTTACTACCATTACTAATCAATGCAACTTGTAGTCCTTGACCATATAACCATCTAACTAATTCATTAAAATGTTTGTAGGCAGTAGGTTCACCCCCACCAGTTAATATTACTGCCTTCAGTCCTCTCGTCTTCAATTTTGTTACATAGTCTTTAATTGTATCCATATCAATACGACTATGTGTATCTCTGTATGTCACACTACAATATGGGCATTTTAAATTACAAGCACCCTCTGGACTTATGTGTGTAGATATGACTGTATTAGGATCGCCTTTTAAATAATTCATCATTGCTTCTTGATGACGCCACCACTTAATACCAGTAGATGTAAACTTGTGTTCTTCTTCACTTGGTTCATGTGGTAATTCTGTTTCCGTAGGTGTTTCATCATAGAAGATATAGATGTTGGAATATTTCATTCCTTTTTCTACACGATCTATAATTTGTAATCCTATATCTTCGGTGATTGGTTTTAAATGTGATACATCATTATTATCAATGTATTCATAGTTACCAACAAAGTTTTTGATCTTACCTCTAGCGGCATGTCTGTATATAATATACTCGTTCTCTTTTTTATAGAGACCTATTTCAAAACCTTCGCCGTGATGTACTTTGACTGGTTCGTAATCTGATATTCTAAGTGCCATATGGATATGCTTTCTTTATATAGTGTTTATGTTTTTCTGATATTTCTAAGTCCTCTGTTTCTGGTGTCCAGTTCAACCATTTATCTTCGTACCATTCTTTACTTGGAGAACTATCTCTGTAATACTTAGATGATTGCATAGCGACTTCATGTTTATACTTCATAACTTCTGGTGATAAACAGAAACCATAGTTTTTACATTTGATAGTAGAGTGTGTGTTTTTTGTTTCCCAAGTTCCTTTTACTGTTTTCTTTGGTGCAACATTCCATAATGTAGGACCTGGTCTATCTCTTTTAATATACCATTGTTCATTTTTCCAAAACTCTATTTGACTAAATGATATTTCTTTGTCGTTCAATTTCCATATCTTTTTTAATTCTTCTTTATCCCAAACCATATCTGGCTCTATCATTAACACTTGATCAGGTTTAGGATATTTACTTACAACATCATCATACATTAACTTAAATTGGTTATCTGGTAAATCAAATTCTTTTTCTATTACGATAACTTTATCATACTTCTTACAAAACTCTAATACATTTTCATTAAGAGGTGGTAAGTTTTTACATTCTTTGTACCATGGTTGTTTAGACCAGAACACAAATATTTGATCAACTTGATCTATAACACTTTCAATAGACTTACCTAAAAAGTCTAATCCATAATGTATTCTGTAAATGGCATATTTCATAGAGGATATTCACTTTTATGTATGTATGTTAATTGAATATATCTATCTACTTCACCTTCATTAATAACATATGCTCCTATCATATCAATTTTATTATCAATACAATACCATGCTCTTTGATTGCCTCGTAATACTCTCATATCACCTGCAACAATAATAGGATATGTCATGCCATTTTTATCTATTGATTCACATAATTTTTTGTATTGTTCTTTTTGATGAGGTAATGGATCTTCTTTTAATCTATGACCCACTGCAGCCCATTCTTTTTTTAACTTGTTCACATCAACATATTTAAAATTTTTTTTAAGTTTAGGATCAATTATATGTGGTTTTAATTTTTTAACTTTGCCTATTTTTATTAATTCTCTTAATCTATCTCTATCATCCATTCGTGCCGCTCTCGTTTTATTAAACAGCACTTGATCTTTAGCATAGAGATTACCTTTTTCTTTTGTTCTGTTGTGAGCATAAGTATCGTCCATATCTGACTTGCCTACACTAAAATGTAAATGTTCTGCTTTAACATGTGGTATGAAATGTAATCTATCTAACATCTTACCCACTTCAAATATCCAAGTATCATTATACCCAAAATGAAAAGTACCTGGAGTAAATCTACCTAAACACTCATACCATTCTCTACTTACGATAGGAAAAGCACAATGTCTTTCTCCATTAATGCCGTCTTCCATCCATGCAACATATACTTTATCCTGTATATAATTATTTAATTCTATATCAAGTAATTCATCCCAAGATGTTGTTCGATAAACTAAGTCATCATTACCCATAATCAACACATCACCTATTGATCTTTCAGCAATAATGTTCCATGATTTAGATACAGACATAGGATTACCAAAAACAAATTCTATATTTTTAAATTCTTCATATTCTTTTTGAGCATGCCAGTGTAGTGATTTATAAGCATCAATTGCTGGGTCATCATCATCAACATAAAATATCATTTCTACATTTTTTCGTATAGTGCTAGAATTATAAACTGACTTAATAAATCTTTCACAGTTTGCTGGTCTATTTCTTGTTGGTGTTAATATTGACTTTATCATTTTAAATTTTTCCTTATGTGTTCTCTCCCCACAGGTCCTGTCCAATGTATAACTTTTTTCGTTGGACTATCAACCCCTTTATTCAAAGATATTCTTAACCATTGATATTCTTGTGGTAATTCCTGTACTTCGTCATGATTATTGTTTCCAATTAATTCATTTAATGCTTCTTGATCACCTCGTATGTTACCTTCGTTTAATCTATTACTCCAGTCAAATAACAATTTAGGTCTGTCATTTACAACTATCACACCTGTTGCCCACCAATTAGCTCTTACCCAATCTCTTGTAAGTCCTATCATGTCTGGTGGTACTAAATTAAATACATCAGATATATCTGTAAGTATTTCACAATCTACATCTAACCATGCAACACTTTTTTCTGGTGCTTCTATAACTGCATGTAATTTGTAAAACCAACCTGATGTAAAATGTTTATCTAATGGCATAGATAACCAAACTTGTGGATAATGTGTTTTGATAAATTCTCTTTTTGATATGGACATACCAAAATCCCAAACACCTATTTTATGATCTTTAATATGTGTTGTAGCGTTTCTTAACCACCAATCAATTAGGTCTTCATGATTAGTGTCAACTCCTGTGAGTATCATCTGTCCAATCCTTATATATCTGAACGAAGTGTTCAGCATCAACAACTACTAATGGTTTGTGATTATTTTTTTTCATGACCACGATGGGTTCATGATCTTTTGAATTTTCTTTTGCTTGTTTGTATGCTTCCCATACATTTAACTTTTCAACATTCTTACATTCAATACTGTATGGAAAATTTAATCTTGCGGCTCTGGCCATGATTAAATCTTCACCACCAGCACCCATTGATCTGGATTCTATATCTTCTGGATGTATATGTAGTTTTTCAATCAATAGGTCTCGAAACCATTGTTGAAGTCTTCTACCCTTTGCTTTCGCTGACTGCGTCCTCATCTTCTATTTCCCATTCTCCATCATTATGTAATGCTTCACCGCAACATGGACAAAATTTTACAGGTAAATCATTGTCCACTCTAATTCTAAATTCAGCTTCACATTGTTCGCAAATTATCATAACTTAAATCCTTCAAATGTATTTTTTTCTACATCTTGTTTAATACCACCTACTACATAAGATTCAATCTCTGTTTCTTGAGGTGCATTTTGTAACCCTTTACTATTTAACCAATGCTCTGTCCACGGTAATGGATTTTGATTTGCTGGTTGATCGTAAAGTGGTTCTAAACCAATCGCTCTCATTCTTTTGTTTGCAATAAATTCTACATAGTTATGTAGTAGTTTATCATTTAGACCTATCATAGAACCATCTTTAAATAGATAGTTTGCCCATCTTTTTTCTTGTTCTACAGCGTCTTTATACATCTGAATGACATTGCCTTCTTCTTCTTTAATTACTTCTAACATCTCTTTATCGTTTTCTTTATTTTTATAATTTTTAATTATATGTTGAGATACGGCAAGATGCTGACTTTCATCTCTTGCGATTAATGATATAATCTTTGCACTACCTTCCATCAACTTTAATTCACCAAACGCAAAACTACATGCGAAAGACACATAAAAACGAACACCCTCTAGTATGTTTACATTGACTAAAGCACGCCACAGTTTTCTTTTTAATTCTTTTGTGCTACCTTTATTATCAAGTAACCATCTTTGTCCAGAATTAATTAACTCATCATAAGTTAGTGTAACTGATTCTGCTCTTTCTGTAATATACTTGTCTGTTAATATCTTATCAAAGACATCAGCAGGATTAGAATATACATTTTTTATTATGTATGTATAAGACCTAGAATGAATAGATTCCATAAAATCCCAAATGAGAATACAACCTTCAAGTTCTGGTAATGAGCAAAATGGCAAAAACGCTAAACATGGACCACGACCTTGTACGCTGTCTAATAATGTTTGATATCGTA